ATAAATCGGTGTCCTCTAACTTTATATTCAAATTTTTTAATTTTAAAACTAATGATAAGGTATTTTCTACCTTTTTCATACTTACTAACTCTGATAATTTTTCTTCCTCTATGAGAAATTACATCACCATTTTCTGTTGCTGAATACCCTAAATTTAATAGGTATTCAATTCTTTCAAATTCAGTCATACATATAATACTTTTTTTTATTCTAGTTTATCTAGATTTAGTTCTACTCTCATATTAATATAAATTGTTTTATTTGATAATTATTTTATTGATACATTTAATCCTAATTTTTTGAATTCGCCTTTAACTAATGCTTTGACGATTTCATAATCTTCTTCATATACAAAAACAGCATCGTGTCTCAAAATCATTTTATAGTCATAATTGCTTATTTTATCTACAAAAATAGATGATTCTATTTTCTGTAATTCTCTACTTATACTTATTTCTTTTCTTAATTCATTTAGTTCTTTAATAAAATTTGGATATAATTTATTTAAAGCATCGTAAATAGCACCACTTTTAAGTTCTTTATTTGAAAAGAAAATATATTTATAACTCAATATTTTAAATTCATTTCTGGTTTTACCTAACTCATTAGCCATTTTTTCATAGAAAATTCCATCTTCTACATCTTTTTTGTAGATTTTATTTTTGATTAATCCACATAATAGTAATGGCTGACAATTCACAACATCAATTTCTTTTACTTTTCTTCTTTTTAAAGTAATATGTGGAATCGCAGTATAAGATAAATTTGTAGTTGAATTGTAAAATCTACCTTCATCTGATACTTTAAACCAAATATTTCCTAAATTTATTTTTATTGCGTCGTTGATATAGTCATATGCTCTTTCTTTGGTAAGAAATCTTCTTTCTAAAATTCCATTATTAATGATTGGTTTCAATTCTGTTCCGATATTATCGGTAATCCATTTGATATATTCAGTCAAATTGATTTTAACCTCATAGGTTTCATTTATTTGTTTTTTGTAGGCAGGATATTTTTTAATCCAATATTTTTTGTCTTTTAGGTTCTCAAATATTTTATTAAAATCTATTTCAAATTCAATAAAATTAAGTTCTAAAAAGTCGGTCAATATTCTATAACTTTTTGGAAAAGCACCGACAGAGTATCTTTGGTTTTTTTGTAATAAATTATGTGTTTCTAAAAATTCAATAAGTTCTGTATATCTGATAGATAATCCATCAAGTATTATTGAAAATCTATCTAATTTATCTTTTTTTATATTTGTATATCCTTTGAGAGTGGTTATATCTTCATCATTTCTTTGGGTTTCATAGATATAAATCCAAAGTGAAACTAGACATTTTGTTAGTCGTAATTTTAGTTTTTCATTTAGGTTAATAAATTTTACTGAACTTTCAATACCAAATTTAATGGCATCCAATAATTTGATTGGAATTAACATTTGAGTTTATTAATTTTTCAAGAGATTTTAATATAAAAAAAGGACTTACTTGCGCGTTTTCGGTCCTTTTCATTAATAACCTCATAATACTATATATTGATTTTCTAAACTCAGTTTTACTATTTTTAGGTATTTTTTTGATTTTTTTTTCATTTTTTTTTATCTCGGAAAGCGTTGGTGTATAAGCGTTTCAGAGGATTTATCAAAAAAATCCACACACATATTACTTTATTATTATTTAAATTATAATTAAAAATAAATATTAAATATTATATTGATTGGTTCTTTAACATATTTAAACATATTTGATCACAAATTAATACTGGCGAGATTTTCAAGTTCGTCGTGTGTGCCCCACACACACGACGATTAAGATATACTGAACTTTATATTTTGATACCAAAAATGAACTAGATGATACCTTTCTATAATAAAAAAAAAGTATCAAATCTTTCAATTTGATACTTTTTAAGCAGAATTTAATATAAATATGTATGGCGAATACATGAGTATATATAAAAATTCCAACACCATATTTAGTAATTTTGAAAAAAAAATTAAAAAAAATTAAAAAAAAGTTGAAAAAAACGATTTTTTGATTTTAAAATCTAATATATAGATTATATGGAAGAAACAAATTATTTAGAAAAAGCAAAACAGCTCAGAAAGAAACTTATACTTTTAGATAGAATTGATAGAAATGGTGGATGGATAGACCATATAGACGCATTTGAACTGATATCAGTTTATGTTGAAGACCAAGGAATTATTTATACTACACTTTCTATTGAAGAAGAACTCTCTTTAATGTATTACCGACTGAAAGGATATAAAGTATTTGAAGAAGATTTTACACAAACAAAAATTAAAAAGTGTCTTAAATGCGGAATCAAACAAAAACTTACAAATTTTAGTAAGAATTGGTCTTATCAAGATAATAGATCTTCTCGTTGTAATATATGTATGTCAAAAGACCCAGAACAATCAAGAAAAGAGTGGAATGAAAATGAACTAAAAAAAAAAGTCTGTCCGACATGCCAAAGAGAATATACACTAAACGATTTCCTTAAAAAAAAGAAAATCTGTAAGCGTTGTAATAACAGAAACAAAGAACATGAACCAAAGACAACTAATAGAGATATGTTGGAAAAACGAAGGGATTAGATTATATTGTAAGACGATTACTGAATCTAAAAAGAAATTCTCGGATTGGGAAGAACTCTTACATGAATTAGTAATTCAACTCTATAAAATGGATGAAGAGAAACTGATGGCGGCTTTTAAATTAAACTATTTAGAGTATTTATGTTTCACGATAATTAAAAGAATATGGGCTGGCAACATTACAGACACAGGAGTATTTAGAAAAAGAATTGATAATTTAGAACTTTTTAATGATGTAGAAATTTCTGATTCAAATGAAAACAACAATTTCCTTTTAGATGAGTTAGACGAACAAGTTTCAAGACTACACTGGTATAACTCAACACTTTTAAAAATGTATTTAGAAGGATATAATCTTAGAGAAATTAGTGAAAAGACAGGTATAAATTTAAAGTCAGTTCATTATGCGATTAAAAAATCAAAAGAAGTAATTAAAAAAAATTTAGAAGAAAAATATGGAACAAATCTTTCAAATCTTAGAGACAATAGGTAAGGTATTTATAGTCAGTTGGTTCATTACAAGGTTCAAACCTTTAACTTGGGTCTTAGAACTATTACCTGATAAACTGGCTTTCAATCTGGTGAAACTTTTACTAACCTGCCTTACTTGTGTATCATTTTGGTTAGCAATTGCTTATACTCAAAATGTGTGGCTTTCAGCACTATGTGCTTTTGTAGGTTTTTGGTATGACAAAATCTTCGGATTTTATGAAAATAAAATAAGATTAAATTAATATGAAAAGTCGTCGTGGATCAACATATGAATTACCACTAGATGTATTTGAGAATAAGATAATTAAGTCAATCAAAATAGATCCATCAATAGAGATAAGACATGAAATTATAGAATTTTTAGATATGGTTTTAGTAAAATTACAGAGTTATAGTCATAATGAGGAGGTCGTCAAAAATATATTTGAAGTTCTTATGGAAAAATTCAATATAGAAACCGTCAGAGATATAATGGGAACTACTATTCCAAAAGAAGATATAAAGCAATTAGAAAGAAGTTTCATAATAAAAAAATTACTAAATTAAAATGGCAAAGAAAGAACAAAAGATAGAAGCAACAGAAACAAATCTTTATCCGAAAGAAGATAGAATTGAAATTTTAAGATTATTTAAGGTAGCAGTCGCTAGTCAGTCAGATTTAGATTCTATTTTCACACTATACAAAAAGTATGTAAATCCCGGCGCAACAACATATCAAATCAATTGTCAGTGCTCTATATCAATTCAAAGATTTTATCAAGATCTATTGGATTTTTATAGTAAAAATGGCGATAAATTTGAATAAAAATGTAAGACCTATGGAATATGGCAAAGTTTAAAAGAGAAGATATAATAAATTCTATCATTAAGATGAGAATTGAAAAAGGATGTTCCACAAAAACAATTATTGAGGACTTCTTACAAGGTGAGTTAGGATATAAAGTTTCTATGGCTTATACTTTATACAAAGAAGCCAGAGTTAAAATCAATCAAATATATCAGAACAACAACGAAAGTGCTATTAATGAAGCAGTCGGTCAGTTAGAAGATTTATATGAAAAGGCGTTGAGTGATGGTAATAAGAAACTCGCCTTAGATGTAAGAAAAGAAATCAATAAGTTAGTAGGATTATATGCTGCTGAAAAAGTAGATATAACCTCAGGCGGTGAAAAAACGACTGAAATCAAACTTATTCAGATAAATAAAAATGGTGATTTAGGTAATGACTAAGTCGTTGGATATACAACATACGCCAGTATTCACGAGGAATTTTGACGCTCTGAATAATTCAGAAATTAGATTTGTAATAAATCAAGGCGGAACTCGTTCAAGTAAAACATATTCTATATGTCAAATGCTGGTCGTATATTGTTTAACCAATAAAAATAAAATCGTTAGTATAATTAGAAAAAGTTTCCCATCATTAAGAGGTTCTGTAATGAGGGATTTTTTTGAGATTTTAAAAAGCCTAAATCTATATAAACAAACTAACCATAATAAAACAGAGAACTTATACAATTTTGAAAATGGTTCAATAGTAGAGTTTTTCGCAGCCGATGACGCCCAAAAGCTCAGAGGTCGCAAAAGAGATATACTTTATACAAATGAAGCAAATGAATTAAATTTTGAAGAATTTAATCAGTTGAATATGAGAACCTCAGACAAACTCATATTTGACTTTAATCCATCAGATAATTATCACTGGCTTTATGATCTTATATCAAGACCTGAATCAATTCTTATACACTCAACATACAAAGATAATCCTTTTTTAACAGAAGCTCAAGTTGCTGAAATTGAGTATTTAATAAATGTAGATGAATCGTATTATAGAATTTATGCGTTAGGTGAAAAAGGCACAGGTAAAACCACTATCTATACTCATTACAAATACTATGAAGAATTACCTGAAATTAAAGAAACTTTTTATGGATTAGATTTTGGTTTTAACAATCCATCATCTTTAATAGAGTGTCATTTTATTGATAATAAATGCTACATGAGAGAATTACTTTATGAAAGCGCTTTAACATCAAGTGATTTAGTCAGTAGATTAAAAGCATTAGATATACCTAAGAATAAAGAAATTATGTGTGATGGTGCTAGACCTGAAATTATAGAAGATTTAAAAAGAGCAGGATTTGTAGCAAAGTCGGCAATCAAAGATGTTAAAGATGGAATTGATTCAGTCAAATCAACAGAACTATACGTTCATAAAGAATCATTAAATCTTTTGAAAGAGTTCAGTAATTACAAATGGAAGACAAATGGTGATATAATTATAGATGAACCTGTGAAGGTATATGATCACGCTATGGATGCGATGAGATATGCTATACACTATTGGAAATCAAAGAATAAAAGAGCAAATCCGAATAACTTTCGGATACATTTTTAATAAAAAAATAAAATTAAAATTATGCCGATTAAAAAAGGAAAAGACGAAAAAGGATGTTTCGTAAAGTATGGTGATAGTGGAACAAAGTATCATTATACTTGCGGAAGTGAGGAAGGACTTTCACGAGCCAGACAAAAAGCCATAGCACAAGGATTAGCCATATCAAAATCCATAGGCGAAGGATTAAAATTAGAAAAAGTAGTTTTAAATGATTATCCAGAAGCCGCTGTTGAAAATGCTAAAAGAGCATTAAAATGGATAGACGAAAAAGGTAGAGATGTAGTCAAAGCCGGAACAAGAGTGGGGTTAGCCAGAGCCAATCAGTTAGTCAATAGAGAAAATCTTTCAAGAGAAACCTTAGGTAGAATAAAAAGTTTTTTAGAAAGACATGATACTAATGCTGAAATTTCACCTGAATATAAAGGTAAGCCATGGTTAGATCGTGGATATGTTGCTTTCTTATTATGGGGTGGTATTGAGATGTTAGCATGGGTAGATAAAAAAATAAATCAAATAGATAATCAAAATCGTTAGAAAAAAAATTAAAAAATATATTATTAGATATGATTACATTTAACCTAAATGGCAAAGAGTTTAACTTACCGACTGATTGGAATGAAATTACACTCGGAACTTACCTAAAACTCGCCGAAGTTGAAAAAAACTTAGAATATAAATACGCTTTTAACGAATTGTATGTAATGAGAGTATTAGAAATCATTACAGGAGCCGAATCAGGTGATTTAGATGAACTAACAATTCAAGCACTCAACGAATTAAGTGAAAAGATTGTATTTTTAAACAACGAACCTAAATATAAAGTCGTTCAACATATCAAAATAGATGATATAGATTATGCTTTTCCGGAAGACCTTTCACAGATTAAAGCTGGTGAGTATATCAGTATAAAAACTCTTCAAGAAACTCATAAAGATCCATCTGAATTTTACTTACAATTACTTTCTATACTTTTAAGACCGGCTAAGCAGATTAAAAACTTAGAAACAGGTAAAGAAAAATGGGTTCAAGAGAAATTTGACGCACAAAATCTTCAACATAGAAGAGAATTATATAAAAAATTACCGATTACGAAAGTATTAGGAACTATCAATTTTTTTTTGAGTGGGAAAAGCACATCAACGAACAATTCTCAGGACTCTATAAAAGAAGAACTAGTAGTGGAGAAATCGGTTCAGTAGAAATAGATGAAAAATGGAAATGGGTAGCGATGATAGACAGATTATCAGGTGGAGATATAACGAAGCACGATTTAGTATATCAAAGAAATTGGATAGAGTGTCTGAACCTTCTTTCATATTGGCACGAAAGAGATTTCGTAATAGAAGAACATAATAAAAAACTTAGAAAATATGGCAAATAATACGCTTTCATTAAACCAAATTGTTTCAATCTTTCAAGATTTAGCAATCAGACACAACATGATAAATGATTTTGGATTTGGAGAAACATATAATATAGGCGCTTCAAGACAAATGCTTTTTCCTTATCTATGGGTTAGACCAGAAGATACAAGAATAGTTCGTTCAACCAACGGATATAAAGAAAGATTACAAACTTTCACTCTTTTCGTAATGGATAAAATCAATATGGGCGACGATAATTACCAAGAACTTTTATCTGATACTCATTACATTTTAGAAACTATAATTAGTGAAATCAATCAGCACCTTTATTATGTTGAATTTAATCTAAGTTTAGATGGTGATATAATCATTACACCGATGGTAGAAGAAACCGATGATAATGTAAATGGATATGGAGCCACTATCACAATAAAAATTCCGATAAGATATACTTATTGTAATTCACCAATAGAACCCATTACAGGATGGGTCAATACTCTGAATAGTCAAATTACAGAATATAGATTGATTGGAGCCACCGGACCCGCAGGTCCAACAGGCCCTATCGGACCGACAGGAAACACAGGAGCCACCGGACCCGCAGGTCCAACAGGCCCTATCGGACCCACAGGTAATACAGGATCTATCGGACCCACAGGTAATACAGGATCCACAGGATCCACAGGACCGACAGGATCCACAGGACCGACAGGTCCAACAGGCCCTATCGGACCCACAGGTAATACAGGATCTATCGGACCCACAGGAAACACAGGAGCCACCGGGGCTGGTGGAGCATTAGGATACTATTTTAGTGGATTTGATACAACAACACAAACAAATTTAGGAGCTACTTTTGCTAATGCCTTTAGAATCAATACTACAGCTGAATCAAATGGTATTTCAATAGTAGGTAATTCAAAACTTACATTTGATTATCCGGGAACTTACAATATTCAATTTTCAGCTCAGTTAGATAAAACTGATGCTGGAAATGATGAAATAGAAATTTGGTTGAGTAAAAATGGTGTCAATTTAGATTGGACTAACACAACTATGGATGTTAGAGGTAATAATGCCGAATTAGTTGCTGCTTGGAATTTTATGCTAACTTTGAGTTCAAATGATTATTTAGAATTATATTGGCACTCAAATGATACAAATATGAGAGTTCTTACGAGAGCAACTCAATCAAATCCAGCTAGACCTGCGATTCCTTCAATTATTCTAACTGCTCAACAAGTTATGTATACTCAATTAGGTCCGACTGGATCCACCGGATCAACGGGTTCTATCGGAGCCACTGGGGCAACAGGTCCTCAAGGTAGTCAGGGTATTCAGGGACCGACAGGATCAGTCGGAGCCACCGGTAGCACAGGAGCCACCGGAGCAACGGGACCTCAGGGTAGTCAAGGAATTCAGGGACCGACAGGATCAGTCGGAGCCACGGGTTCAACAGGACCCGCAGGAGCCACCGGCGCATCTGGATTAGTTTCATTAACACAATCAACGATGAATACTCAACAAAGAGTATGGAAATCAACGGCTTTTTCAACAAACGATTCAGGTTGGTCTGTTGGAGGCGGTCTTATTTATGGATTCGGAACAACAAATGAAGTCATCGGAGCTGCTGGTAGAATGTATGCGAATACCATTACACTAGAACAAGGTGAGAGGTTACAATCAATAAAATGGTATGCGATTTCATCAGCAACCACTTCGGTTGATATAGGATTATATTCATTAAAAACTGAAAATGTTTCAGAGGGTGGATCTTCTTATTCAGCCATAATTCCCGGTGATTTACTTTTAACCATTTCATCAGGGTTAAGCTTGGCTGGAACCAGTGATAGAGTAGTTAATAATATAGGATTCGTTGGAACTTCTTCTTTAACTCAGAATAATACTTATCTCATAGTTTATAGAGCCGCAGCAACGACACACACGATACAACTATTGTCTTCTAACAATCAATTAGCACATATAATGGGGGGAGTTATATCATCAGGCACTTATTATAGAAGATATATTCGTCATTTAGGAACGGCTTCGTCTTTACCGGCGACTTTACCAACAACAATAACAGCCGAGACAAGTCCGGGATGGCACTTCACATATAGAACAACATATTAAAAAAATAAAGTTAAACATATGGCAATAATAAAAGTAGAAATTTGGGAACGACAGCAAGATGGAACAGCCATTTTAGTCAGAGTGGAAGAACAAGAAGTTCCTGATATAGACCCGATTAAAGAAAAAGAAGAAGAATTACTCAGAATATATGAAGAATTACAAATTTTAAAACAAAAATCGTTAGAATAAAAAAGATTTTTTATATTAAAGGTATGAATTTGTTAGAACTTTTTTTTCAAATAGGTGCGGATCTCAAAAAAGAATTGATAAAGCAATTATCCACAAAGCAGTTTAGAACAGCTAGTGGAATGATTACTGATAAAGTGGCGACAGGAAAACTTATTAGAAGTATTGATTATAGAATAATAGTAAATGAAGCACGACTTTTAGTTAGAGATTTAGAAATTCAAATTCTGGCAGAAGATTATCTAAAAAATGTAGATGAAGGTAGAAGAGCCGGTTCAAAGTTAGTTCCAACATCTAAATTAGATAAATGGATAGTCGCCAGAGGAATCGCACCGAGAAAAAATGGTAAGTTCGTTTCAAGAAAAAATCTAAAATTCGCGATAGCCAAAGGTATTCAAAAAAGAGGAATACCCTCAACAAATGTGATACAAAAAAGTATTGATGCTGTTTTTCAAAGAAGACAAAAAGATTTAGAATCAGCGGCAGTAGAAAGTTTCAACGAATTTGTTAAAAAAATCTTTCAATAATTATGACAGTTTCAGTAATTACAACACCATATAATTTATCACCAGTCAATTCTGAAATATGGTTCCGATTTGATAGTGCTTCAAGTTCAGCAACAAATTTTAAATATAGAATTACACCTGAATGGAGAAACGAACCTTTCACAACGACTAGTTTCACGCCAATTCAATTATATAAATTACCACCAAGACCAACAACCGGCGAGTGTCAATATACACCTAACGAGCCACTCAGAGCACTTTTTACTTATGAATCTAATCCTTTTAATCAAACAGGATGGGCTACCGTATCAAATAATTTATTTGAATACAGAATAAAATATGGTTTTGAATACGATCCGCAGGTAAGTTTTTCTTCAACTTCAAATTCGTCGGGAAATCTTACTCTTACTTTTCCTGTGGTAACAGGAATACAAGTTGGAGATATAATTAGAATTGATAAAGATAATAAAGCTATAAACGCATATTATGACGGAACTTGTTCGGTTACAGCACAAGCAGGTGGTGGATCAGTCGTAGTAACCAGTGTCGTTTTTGGAATCACAGTTTCAGGTGAAACAGGTGATGTAGATTTAATTCAAAGAAATTCAGGAACCACCTCAACATATCAAACATATAATGGAACCCGTCAGTATTTAGAGAGAACTAGAAACTTCGGAGATGATTTTATTTTAGGAACAGCATTCGCTTCGGATTACTTTTTAACTAATTATAGACCAACATCTAAGACAATCTTTTTAGAAGAATATGAAACAGCACAAATGATTTTAGCCACAGTATCAGGATACTCGTTCAATATAGAAAAATTCAATTCTGGTGGGACTTCGTTAGGGGCGACAGCATTTTCCTTATCTAAAACAAATAAGTATCTTAGAATGGATTTTCCGGTAGGAACATATAATATAAGAACTTTAACCGGTAGTCAATCTTATTTCAATAATGTTGATAATTATAATTATTGGGTAGAGTGGGAAGAAGCCATCAATATATCTTGGACACCACTTTTATCAACAAAGATTTTTACAACAACGCAATACCCCGCAGGAACATATAATACCAAACCATATTTTATTTTTAATGATACTTCTAGAACATATTATCTATGGTGGAGTTCAGCTAATTCTTGGTGGGAAGTCACCTCAGCATTAGGTGGTGGTAATCAGTGGCTCATATCAAACCTCGCTGGATCTAATAATTTACCACCAGATGGTTCAAGACCAACAGATTGGTCAGATGGAGCAAACGCACCAATGTTCTCTTATTTTGTTCTAACAACAGGAGTTAGAGTATCTGAAATTAGAAATATGAAAATTAAAGAGAATTGTTCTTTATATGAAACCGTGCGACTTATGTGGTTAAATAGAGCTGGTGGATTTGACTTCTTTTCTTTTACTAAGGATTCTAAAAAGACAGTAGATATAGAAAGGTCGGAATTCACAAAGATTTTAGATTGGAACTATAATGTCGGTGATAGAGGAGATACTATCTTCGCTCAAAAAGCAAAAGAAAACTTCACAGTTAATTCAAACTGGATTACAGAAGGTGAATCTATTTGGTTAGAAGAGTTGCTTACTAGTCCTGAGGTATATCATCTTTCAGGCACTAACAAATTACCACTTGTAATTACAGATACAAATTATGAGGTAAAAACATATTTAAGAAATCAGCTATTTAATCTAGTAATAAATTATCGCTATTCATATAATATAAATCTACAAAATCAATAAAAAAAATATAAAAAAAGATGAGATTTGAAATTTTTGTTGAAATTAATAACGAACAATACCAACTAGATACATATGAATACGATCCAATTTCGTTAAACTTTAATATAGCCGATATACAGGATATATCAAAGAGAAACTCTTCATATTCAAAGACAATAAAATTACCTGAAACTTCAAATAACAGAATTGTATTTGGTGATATAGGTGATTTAGATGTGTATTCATCTTTTAATGCGAATTTAAGAAGTAAATGTTGTATTTTAGTAGATACAATACCTGTTTTTGATGGCTATTTACAAGTCAGAAAGATTGATATCAACAAAGACACCAGAAAAAAAGAATATGAGGTCGTAGTTTTTGCTGATAATGAAAATTTCTTCACTCTTTTAGGTGATAGTTTTATTTCAGATTTAGATTTTTCAGAATTAAATCACAAATATACAGAAGCCAATATAATAAACTCATGGACTCAGAGTTGGAACCACGGCTATTACTATCCACTTATAGATTATGGAAACAATTGGGATTATACTCGTATCAAAGGAGAAATTTCACCAATAGGAGATTTGAATTTTGTAAGAGTAGATCAGATGTTTCCGGCAACAAATGTTAAATATACTTTAAAAAAGATTTTTCAAAATGTAGGATATACTTTTCAATCAGATTTTTTAGATAGTGATACATTTGAAGATCTTTATATTCCATTTAATAGACCTTCTCTTCAAAGAAATCCAAATTCATTAGATTACAAATTCAGTATCGGAATGTTGGCTGGATTCACACAAAGTAAAGGCGGAGGAAACTTAGTCGGTCAAGCACCACCGAATCCGAGTTTCGTTCAAGTAGGAAGATATAGAATACCTTTCAACAACGAAAACTCGCCTTTTGGTGATCCAACAGGATATTACAATACAACGACTTATGAATATGTGGCTCCATCAAATCCTGATGAAATAGTCAGTCAAAGATTCGTCTGTGATTTTGATATAACATTTCTTTATAGATTTACAACTGATTATGCTCGTCAAACAGGAGTAGGTTCAGGTTTTTGGGCTAACTCAATATGTTTCAAAAGACAAAGAGTAGGTCAAGTCGGCTCAACAACGATTACTACGAATAATTCAATAGTTCCGGCACCTTTCAACACAAGAACAATTCCTAACTTACAATTCTATGGAACAAATAACGAAAGAGTAGTAGGTCAAGTTTCATCGCCTTTAATTACTTTAGCTGCGGGAGAAAAAGTGTGGGTAGAAGTTCAATATTGGACTCAAACACAAACGATATGGCCCGGCACTTTAACAGCGAGTTCGCCTGTAATAGTATTCAATAAGAACAACATATTCTACAATAATGTG